TAATCCAGCCACGGTTGAAACTTGTCGAATCAAATTCTGTGCTATCCAAGGGGGTTCCGCTGACGCGATTCAATGTCACATCGGTTGATGTGTAATAAATGGAACCGCTAGGACTGTCGGCTAACTCCGGTGAAGCCCATGCTCCACCGATCAAATCATAAACAGCAGTATCGGCATCGTTCCTGACGGACGCGGAAACTGACTTTATTTTTGTATTTCCGCTTGAAACCCCGTGGGCGATGCTCACACTGTTTGTTGTGTCCATGTTCCAATCCCCAATCTCCAAAATCTTGACATTGAGGTTGGCACTCGCCCCTGTTTCTACGACCTTACCGGCGGTGGTAGCCGTCGCCGCATTCCCGGTGATATCCCCAGGCAGATCGCCGTTTTCGTCCCTCACCGGTATTGTATCCGCCGTGGTCCCGGTGTCTGCCGCAACCCCCCCCAAGGTATCGGCATCCCCCACCGTTTGGAACACGTACCAGTTGCTGCCATCCGACTGAAAAACCCCAGTGGAGTTAATCGCCGTATAGGCCACCGAAGCCGCCCCGTTGACCAGCTGTCCCGATGCTGCGGCCACGGTCAGCGTATTGGCTGCAACGGATTTGGCAATCTGGATGATCTTACCGGCCATCAAAGCCGCATCGGGGAGGGTATAGGTGATGCTGTTCGAGGTCGTATCCCCGACCACCAGCGCATCATCGACACTCCCCGCCACTGTCGCAGACGTGACCGTTCTGGTATCCCCGGCAACCGCTGTGACTTTGTAATTGTCAACCTCGAACAGCTTGGTTCCCCCTGCGTCGGGATCTCCGCTGTAAATCTCAATCTTGTAGATGCCGTCCCCGTAGACCGATGCGCGCCCCTGCGAATCAAGGGCCTTTTTCGTAATCGCCACAGCCTTACCGGAGTCGTCATAGGCATTTTTCGCGGTAGAGGTTCCGGCAACAAGAAATTTGGCATAGGGGGTCGTAATCTGTGCGCCATCGTAAATGACGCCTGCCGACAATAACTCTATTTGATGGGCGCGTGTGGGCACAATCAACTCCTGTAGTAAGTGTCACCGTCGATGTCATAATCCCGCCCCTGTTGCCCGAATATGGCGGTGTTGACCCTTGGAACCGGTTGCGCATGGAGACGCTTCAGGGACTTGAGGGTTTGCCCGGCACGAACAGCTATAATCTGCGACAGACTTGCTCCGAATTCCGGGGCGATTTCCATAGCCAGGTTGTACTTGATTGCGGGTTCGTATTCGGGCGGCAGCCCGAGACTTTCGGAAAGCGAGGTATAAGACCCCAACGGCTTGTGCGAATACAAATGAAGGGTATAGGATTGGTCCGGCACCGGGTATAAGAGAACGGTCCCAGAAGACCCCCCGCGCTCGAAATACAGATCGTAGGGGCGGGATTCGGTGCTCTTCAGCGCCAACCTTGCATAATCCTCCGCCGCGATAATCCGCACCGGGTAGTCGGTTGACGAATCCCGCACGAAGGCCCGCACAATCCGTTGCGGCAATGCCGTATCGAACGTCTGGTTGCTGCCGATGGTGTAAGATCCAACTCCGGCCGAGATGCTGAAACTTTCTCTCGTCACCTGGTACAAACCGGCAGGGCTGGTTGCCCACTCATGGAGCATGAGGTTCAGGGCTTCCATAATGTCGTTCTGCTCGGACGCGTCCGGGTTGGAATCACCAGTGACCAGCCGGAACGCGACCTTAACCATATCAGCCACGGTCATCGATGGCATCCTCGAAGTCTTTGAGCATGTTCAGTTTGCTTTTGCGCCGGTCGAGTTCAACCCCGAAGGTTCTGGCGTGTATTTCCAGTTCCTCTTTGCTCATTTCGTTGATGCTTTTTGCCTCTTGCCCGAATTTGTCAGGGGTGTCAACCCACCCGGCGGGGATCTCCTGCCCCTCATCGAAAATTCGCGCCTCATGGTTCGGATGATATCGCCAGCAGCGTTCCGTCGCTTTCATAATGTCCCCGTGTATGCGTAGGTTCCGATGTGTTTGATTGTCACGTCCGGCAAAATATCGATTTCCCCGCCGAGTTCCCGCCATCTGCGGCAAAAGGTGTAATCCTCGCCCCAATATTGTCCGTTGTGCAGATCAAAGTCGAAAAGGGCATGATATTCCTTGCCGTCATGTTCATAGCGCGTCTGCGGGTAGGCGGCGACCATCTTTTCCAGGGCTTCCCGTTTCAGGGCGATAAACCCCGCACCAACCGCTTCGGCCTTTCCTCCCCCTGCTGGGTTCCAGTTAAACACCAGTTCCTGTTTTTTCTGCCGGTACACCCCGGCCGTGAACAAATGCGGAGACCGAATCAACCGCACCAGATCAATTGGACTCCAGGCTAAATCGGAATCGATAAACACCAGCACATCGAAACCGCTGGCAAGAAACCGTTGTACAATCTCGTTACGTGCGCGGGGGAGGACGGAGCATCCGTTATGAATGTCCGTCTCCACCTCATAGCCGACCCGATCCAGCACAACGCGGGATTTAACGAGGGAGCTGATAAACTGTGCATCAGCTCCCCCGTACATCGGTATGCCTAGATAAACTTTCACGCGTCGATGATACCGACACCAACGAGGGCGGCGCGGATTTCCGCCAGTTCGAGAATGACGGTTGCCAGGTCGGTTCCGACCGCGACGGACATGGTGGGTTGTACAACGGCCTCGCCATAGAGCCCGACCTTTTCAGTCGTTGCCCGGCCGAGAGAGGTGCCGTCCGGTTGCCCGGTGCCAACAATTTCTACTGCCATTTTTGCCTCCAAAAGAAAGGGGGGCCGAAGCCCCCCGTGTTTTTAGCCGATAACCCGACATGCCATGCTGGGCCGCTGTGCGAGGCTGCCAAAGAAAATATCAATCCGGCAGGGGTGATTGGAGTTGTTGATGTCGTACTGGCGCAGGATGCGCATGTTGACCCCGTCAACCGCCATCTGCGATTTGAACGACACGTCCGAGGGCATTTCCAGGTTTGCGGAAGCAAAGGTGAACGCCTCCTTGTGAAAACCCATGTTTTGCGGGTACGCCGTCGATGCGGTGCCGACAACGGTAACAGCTGCGTCGTTGGCGGGAAGCGCCGAGATGGTCTGATAGGCCCCGTCAGAGATGAGCGCCGGAGACACGGTCAGATCAACCTCGCTGGACCCGGCGGTCGCGTCGGCGGTGACAACGAACTGTTGCAGGCTGCCGGTGCTTTGCTTGGTGTCGGGGTTGACGGAGTAAACACCGGCGACGGTGAACACATCCCCGGCCTTGAAGGTCTGGGTTGCGCCGCCGAGTCCATCGACGTGCAGGGTCGAACTCCCTTCGTCCGGGGCACCATCAACCAGGATGGTTCCTGACCGTGAGCCGCAGGTATGCACCGGCACGTTCTGGCTCATGTACCAGTCCGTGAAACCCAGCGCCTCGCCGCCCATGCGCCCCTTGGTGTATTGCTTGGAAACGGCTGACCCCGGATTGAACAGGCCCTTAAGCCCGTCCACGGTGGACGCTTGAGCTGCGGGGTTGATAACCATGCAGCGCGGATCTTCCGGCGTCGCGAAGTCGTTCATTTTCTGGTTGGCCTGGAGATAGACCAGAGCACTTGCGGGGGTCGTCCCGGCGGTGCCGACCAGGTTGTACACGCTGCGGTACATGTTCTGAAAGGTGATCAGATCGACCTCGGAAGCAAGCCGGGTGATCGCCGGTTGGATGAACCGCTTGGAAAACTCGTTGATTTCCAGGGCGAGGTCCGCTTCGGTGAAGTTCATGTCCACCCCGCGCACGGTCCCGATAGTCAGGGTATCGCTTTGCTCGTTCTGGTCCTGGGCGTCGATGGTCCAGCCGGTGCGGACGGTGTACTGGTTGGGCTTGCGGATGCGGATCGATGCCCCGCGCTTCTGGCCGCCGAACGTGGTTTCTTTATCGTGCTGCTTGTCAATGTTTTTGACAAACGGCAGGTTGTTGTGCAGGATTCGCAGCGCCTCGGCCGTGATGGCGTCGGGCTTCAAGTACGCGTTAGCCATGTCTTATTACTCCTTTAAATTTTGCCCTCGTTCCGCAGCCGGATCCATTCTGCGGGGTTTTCCTTGAGCAGCTTGTCCGGGTCGTGCCGGGCCGGCTCTCTGCCGCCAATCGGATTCGGTGGGGGAGGGGCTGTTGTTTGTTTGCGTTCCGGGTTTGTCAATTTCGCTTCCAGTTTCCCGAGAGCAATCGCTTTCTTGAAAGGCGGCAATGCAGAAATCCGCGCAGCCTCCTTGGGGTTTTTGCCCAGGTAGTAGGCCACGTCTTCGGGTGCGTCGGCCTCAAAAATCGCCGCAGCCATCTCCATGTCCAAGACATCGCCGGGAAGCGAGAACACCACCTCCTCGAAATCTGCGTGTTTCCCCCGGCCCTTGTCAACCGTGGAAGCCCGGCGCTCCTCGAAGGTTTGTTGCGCCTGCTGCTGCCGATATTCGGCTTGGCGCTTTTGCTCTTGAGCGCTGCGTTTCGCCTCGGCCTGCTCCAGTTTCCAATCCGCCACCGCCTCGATATACGCATCGTCGTCAAAATCGAACTGTTCCCGTGTCGGCTTTTGGCGGGTTGCTGGCACTTCCACGGGCTCCACTTTTTCAGGGGGGCGCTGTTCCACCACCTTGCGCAGGGCCTCTTCCAGCCGGTCCGCTCGTCGCCGTTCGTCTTCTCGCTGCCGGGTCAGGTCGT